GTCATTGCAACGGGCGAGGAAGTGCCAGATGATCGGTATTCCGCATACCCCGGCTGGGGTGACAGCACGTTGAATGCCACGATCAGCGCCGTGCGGAACCTGGACGCCACCATTGCCAACGTCGCATCGCTTATATTTGAAGCCAAGGTGGACGTGATCGGCATCAATGGATTTAATGACGGGCTGCGCAGCGGTGGCCAGTCGTATGAGGATGTTGTGCTGGCCCGAACCAGCCTGACGGCGCGCGGCAAGGGCATCAACGGCGCGCTGCTGATGGACGCCGAGGACACATACGACCAGAAAACCGCCAGCTTTGCTACGTTGCCCGACATCATTGATCGCTTTATGCAGATGGTGGCGTCTGCATCTGGCATACCTATGACCCGGCTGTTTGGCATTTCAGCGGCGGGCTTGAACGCGACGGGTGCGGGCGATGAGAAAGTTTATTTTGATCGGGTGCGGGTAATGCAGACGCTTGATCTGGATCCGGCCATGGAAATTCTGAACGAATGCCTGATCCGTTCGGCGCTGGGTAATCGCCCGCCTGAATTGCACTGGACATGGCGTCCGCTATTCCAGCCGACGGCCAAAGAACAGGCTGATATGGGCAAAGTTCTTGTTGACAGCGTAAAAGTGCTCTATGACATGGACATCTTGCCACAAGAGGCGCTTGCGGATACAATTGTAAACATGCTGACGGAAAGCGGGGCGTTTCCCGGGCTTGAGGGCAAAGTGAAAGAGTTTTTTAACGGCGCGGAAGGGGCAGACGAATGAAAATGACAGACGTCGCCACGTTTACAGGTGCCCGCGTCACAGACGAAGGGTATCTGGTTGCCAATGTCCGCACGGCCCGCATCGGCACGCAGGACTATCGAGGCTCTGAACTTGACCGGCCCGACCTGGACACTGTGACAGTTTACCGCGACGAGTCGGAGGTGTTCCGCAAGGCATCGCTGCAAACCTTCGGCCTGTTGCCGGTCACTGATGACCACCCTGTTGATCTGGTCACGGCTGACACGGCCCGCATGGTTTCGGTCGGCACAACAAACGAGGAAGTTTTACGCGACGGTGAGTACCTGCGGATCGGGATCAAGCTGACCGACGCCGCCACGATCCGCAAGGTGCAGGACGGCAAGCGCGAATTGAGCGTAGGATATACCTCGGAATTGGTATGGGGCGACGGGTTCGCGCCGGATGGGACCGCGTATCAGGCGCGGCAGACAAACATTGTGGGCAACCACATCGCTATTGTGGACGCCGGACGCGCCGGGCCACTGGCAAGAATCGGTGACAGTCAACCCGTCACTGTAGCGGGGTGGGGCGCATCCCCCATCTATGACGAAAAGGACGTAATCATGGCAGACGCCATCCAAACGCGGACAGTCCTGATCGATGGACTTTCCGTCGTCACGACCGACGCAGGCGCGCAGGCGCTCGAAAAGCTGCAAGGACAGATCACGGACGTACAGACGGCCCTAGCCGCCAAGGAAGGCGAACTGGCGGCCAAGGACGGCGAACTGGCGGCCAAGGACGCCAAGATTGCCGAAATGGCCAACGCTACATTATCCGACGCGGATCTTGACGCCAAAGTCGCGGCCCGCGCTGATCTGATCGGCAAGGCCAAGGCAATCGCCAAGGACGTGGAAACGACCGGCCTGTCCGACGCGGCCATCCGCAAGGCCGTTGTCGTAGAGGTTCTGGGCGATGCAGCTTTGACCGGCAAATCCGACGCATATATTGACGCGCGCTTTGACATTCTGTCAGAGGATGCTGCCAAAGATGACCCGGTGGCTGATGCACTGACAACTGGCGTGACGGTTGCGACCGACGCGCGTGCCGAATACGTCAAGAGCCTCGGCACGGCCTATCTTCAACCCGTTGGCAAAGGAGCGTAAATCATGCCTATTCAAGACGCATTCGGGGCTGCTGTTGATGCAATGCCATTGGCCCTTCCCGGCATGATTGCAGAAGGCCAGCAAGTCAAAGACGTGGTGTCCAAGCGGGTCACCAATGCACCAGTTGCGTTCGGCCTCGCGGTCGGTCGTGATGGCGTCATCGACGGGGCGGTCAAACTCGACGGCACCGGCTTTGAAGGCATCGCCATCATCGACAAGACCCGTGTTGGCGACGAATATATCGTCGGCGAAATGGCCGGTATTCTGCGCAAGGGCACGGTTTGGGTCACAGCATCGACTGCGGTTGATCCTAGCGACCCTGTGACCTTTACCGCCGCGACCGGAGTGATTGGTGAGGGCCTTGCCGCCACGATTGACGGGGCAAAATTTGAAACTTCGGGCGAGATCGGTGATCTTGTTCGTGTCTATCTGCCGTAAGGAGCAAAGACAATGAACACGCAGATCATGGACGCGCCCGCAGCTTTGGGTTTCGTCATTTCGCAGCGCAGCCACATCGAAGCCGAGGTGATGCGCAAACCCTATCCGACAATCCTCTACCCGCGCTTGATGCAGGTGGACACGTCGGCAAATCAGTATGCGGCATCCGTCACGTTCTTCACGCAGGATTCGGTCGGGCGCGCAAAATTCATCAACGGCAAAGGGGACGACATCCCGCGCGTTGATGTAACGAGCGGCAAGTTTGAGCAGACCGTCAATATGGCGGGCGTCATGTATTCCTATTCGATTGAGGAAATTGGCGCGGCGGCACAACAGGGCACGAACCTGCCCACTGAGTCGGCAAATGCGGCGCGGATGGCGTATGAGCAGCTGGTCAACAGCACGGCGCTGATCGGCAATGCTGACATGGGGATTGAAGGTCTCTTCAACACCACAGGCATCACTGAGGCTGCGTCTGCGGCGACCTTTGCGTCATCCACGCCACAGGCGATCCTCGCGTTCATTAACGGCCTGCTGACCGGCATCAAGTCGGCAAGTCTTGGAACGCAGATTGCGGATACCATTGTGCTGCCGATCGCTCAGTTCGGTGATTTGGCCACCCGCCAGATCGCGCCGGAAAGCGATGTGACGATCCTCGACTTCATCCGGCGCGCGAACGTCTACACCGCCCAGACCGGTCAGCCGTTGAACGTCTTTTCTGACTACAACCTGACCAACAAGATGGTGGCTTATCGCAACGATCCGAGCGTGGTGAAGTTGCACATGCCGATGCCGCTGATGTTCCTCGCACCCCAGGCTGTAGGGCTTGAAGTGCGGAGCTACGGCGCATTCAGGTTCTCGCCGGTCAGCATCCGCACCCCAGCGGCTGTGAGATATGGGATTGGTTTGTAACTATGACAAAGCACACTAGCACATACCCCGGCACGCTGGTCATGCCTGACGGCACTGAGGTCAAACTCGGTGGCGACGTTACAATCTCTGCCGATCTGGCAAAGAATGAAGGCGTCGCCGGGTGGATCGAAAGCGGATGGCTTGTGCCGATGACCGCCAAGGCGGCACAGCCCGTCATGCCAACTGGCAAAAAATAACCATCGGGCGGGCTGTCATGGCCCGCCCCTTCATTGGAGCGTCACACGATGATCGGCACCACCACAGCACTGATCGCATATGCCGGGGCGCGCGGCACGGTAATCGCTGACGACGCCGCGACTTTGCAGGCGCTGGTCCGGGCGTCAGATTACATCCAATTTACCTATCTGGACGGATCAAGCTGCACCGTTGACAGCGATAACGTCGTGGAAGCTGCATACGAAGCGGCCATTGCCGAGGTGGCAACGCCGGGCATTTGGACCAAGACATTCACGCCAGCCGAACAGAAGGTTCTTGTCGGCGTTGGCGATATCAAATGGCAAGTGACGGGTGACGCCAGCAAGGGCGGCGCGGCCATCCCCCGGTCCACCAAAATTGAAACCATGTTGCGCCAGTGCATCGGCGGCGGGCTTTACGGTTACTCGACCGGCCCGAGGCTGGCATGAGCGGGGCCGCAATAGCCGCTGAAGTCGCACTGGCCTATGCTGAGGCGGGGCGTGATGCGGGCGACGGGCTTGGGGCGGTGTCTGCTACGATCAGTCGGCCCGGCACGCCCACGGGGCCGGAATGGAACCCTACGCCAGGCGCGCCTGTTAATCACGTATTCGTCGCCAAACCGTCATCCAAGGCATACACGCAGCGGACTGGCTTGGCATTGGGTGCGGGTGAGTTGGTCTATTCGCTGGTAAACCATGGCGTGACGATCACCCCTAGCACATCGGATGTGCTGACAATCGACGGCATAAATTGGCCCGTGCAGGAGGTTATCCCGATGGACTCGGCGGGCTTTGTCATATCCTGGCTGGTGAAGGTGAGCAAATGACATATAAAGGAAACGATCATGGCACGAAATGACAATGTCGAAATCCCGCCCGCAGTCTGGACGCAACTGACCAACGCGAATGCTTCGTCAATCAGGGTGCAGTCGGTTAGCGCCACCGAAATGATGTTGCAAGCAACGAATGGCGCTACAGCACCATCGACGATGCTGGGCACAATTGTATTGGGTGGCGGGAATGTCCTTGCTGCTGATATGACGATTGCGCAGCTTTGGCCGGGTGTGGATGGAGCAAACCGCGTTTGGGCGTTTGCAAACACTGCGTCCGTAGCTTCCGTAAGCCATGCAGATGCGTAACCTAGCCTTTCGCGGGCTGCGGTTGCCAAGGCTGGGTGCTATGATGCAATCAGGCGGCTTCTCCCCTGCTGATCTGTTCACGGGAAGCGAGACAGGGGTCGTCTACGATGTATCCGATCTGTCCAGCATGAACACGGAGCCGGACCAGTCCGGCAGTGTTCCCGCAGTCGGGGATGTGGTTCGGTTCATCGCGGACAAGTCAGGGAACGGAAACGACGCACAAAACAATTCCTCGTCTGCATCCCCTGTGCTGCGACAAGATGCGAACAGCAGGTATTATCTCGAATTTGACGGTATTAATGATTCACTTGTCACGCAGTCCAACATCAATGTAAGCGGCAACAGCGCGCGGGAATATATCGGCGCCTTCGGTCCGGGGGGGGTTGTGTTCACGCTCAACCCCGAGGGCGGTATCGGCGAGCGGTGGACCGTGACAAGCTATCAAGGCAATGTGCGTCTCGAGATCGAGAACGGCGCGTATCAAGCCGGCGTTTCATCAGACGGCGTGGTCGGTATCCGCCTTCCGGATGGGGGCACATTGGGCGACCATGTCCTGTCCAACGGCACAACGGACGAGAACGCCTCGGGGTCAGATATCGTAAACACTGGTATCAGCCCGCTCTACATCGGACACTACGACAATGCCGAGTTCTACGGCTGCACCTTCATCGACAAGCTACTGACGGCACAACAGCGTGCTGATGCCCGGCAATACTACGCAGAAAAAAGAGGCGTTGCGATTATTGCCCCGACGATTATCGCCAGCGACAGCCTGAGCGGTCGCACGCTGACTATTACCGTGGACAGCACAACCGGCGTTCCAGCGCCGACGACGGCGCTCACGGCCTTGACGCTGGACGGTGTGGAAGTGCGCGGCGACGCGACGGGGTCTGACCCGTGGGCCTACGAGGCACCAGACAGCGCGGATGTCCAGACGGTCGCATGGACGGTCGAGGCGTCGAATGCCGAGGGCATCGACACGGCATCCGGAAGCGAGACGGTCGGGGCCAACCTGTTCGCGCCGACGATCACCTCCGCGCCGCAGATCACCGGCGATCCTGTGGCTGGCGAAACCGTCACGATCACCAACGCCACGGCCAGCGGCACCCCGACCCCGACCGTCACGCCGACGCTGGCGCTTGGCGGGACGGATGTGACGGGCGACATTTCGGGCGGACAGTACACCATCCCGCCAAGCGCCACTGTTGGGCAAACCCTGACGCTGACCAGCGTCGCAAGCAACGGCGTGTCACCCGACGCGCAGGACAGCGTGAGCGTGACGGTCCAGGACGGCGGCTTCTCCCCTGCTGATCTGTTCACGGGAAGCGAGGCAGGTGCATGGTACGGTCCATCCGACCTGTCCACGCTGTTCCAAGATAGCGCAGGCACCACGCCCGTCACGGTGGCAACCGATCCTATTGGATACGTTGGCGACAAATCAGGCAACGACAACCACGCCACGCAGGCCACGGCTGCGGCGCGTCCAACATACCAGACTGGTCCCGCCCGCGCCACGCTGGACAAGGTGGACGACCGCCTGTCCGTTACAGTGCCAACGGGCGGGTTTACAGGTACGATGGTTCTGGCAACGGATCAAGGGACGGCTTCCTACGGTGTGACAATTCCAGCGGGCGCTTATGCCATTGGCGGCAGGGGCGGCCAGCATTTCCCCGGCAATGCAATCGTCGGGCAGTTAATCCGCGACGGGGCTTTGAGTGCGGGGGATGCTGCTGCGACCGAGGCTTACTTTGTGGAGAATGGCGCGACTGCCAGCTATGGGGCGGTTACGGATTTTAGCAGCTATTGGAGAGGTTGGTCGGAAATTACCAGCTTCCCCCTTATTGACACATCTTCGGGGACTGATTTCAGTTTGACTTGGTTTAACTGCACTAGCCTGACCAGCTTCCCTCTGATAGACACGTCTTCTGGGACTAATTTCAACCAGACTTGGCGGGGCTGCAACAGCCTAACGAGCTTCCCCCTGATCGACACATCTTCTGGGACTAACTTTGATCGGGCTTGGTATAACTGCACCGGCCTAACGAGCTTCCCCCTGATCGACACATCTTCTGGGACTAACTTTTTTCGGACTTGGTATAACTGCAGCAGCCTGACCAGCTTCCCCTTAATCGACACATCTTCTGGGACTAGTTTCAACCAGACTTGGTATAACTGCTCTAGCCTGACGAGCTTCCCGCTCATCGACACGTCAGCTGGGACTGATTTCTTTTATGCTTGGTATAACTGCTCTAGCCTGACGAGTTTCCCTCTGATCGACACGTCAGCAGGGACTCGTTTCAACCAGACTTGGCGGGGCTGCAACAGCCTAACGAGCTTCCCAGCTAATGCCTTCGACAACGTAAAAGGCGGGAACTTCACCGACGCATTTAGAAGCACCGCACTAACCCAAACCAGCATCGATAACATTCTGGTGTCGCTCGTGGCATCCGGTATTGCGGCAGGAACACGTGTGTTCGATCAATCGGGCGGATCGGCCCCTTCGTCAACAGGTGAGGCAGCAATCGACACGCTACGGTCACGCGGATGGACCGTCACAGTGACGGGGGGTTACTCCCCGACGATCAACACCAGCTACAGCTACAGCTACAGAACAGAACAGATAGACCCGTAAGGAGAAAGCCTCTATGATCACTTCCGTCACAATAACCAGCCAGCCTGCCTTCGGTCAGGTGTCTGTAACACCAGACAACAAAATATCGTTTGTCAAAACCTTTTCCGATCAAACGGGGATGGCCTCATTTTCCTATGATGTGACCTACGATGACGCTTCGACAGAAAGCAAGACACAAAACATCCTTGTGGAAACAAGCCCTCAAGCGGCGGGATTCCCAACGGGCGAATCTATCTACATGCTCGAAGAAGACGCGAACGGGGAACTCATTATCGAGACCGGGCCAGAGCACAGAAAACTTTATTTGACCGCGTCAGGAAA